CGTAGCCCCCGCTCAATTAATCCATCATGGTTGCCAAGTCGGACATCGCACTGACGACCGCATCGGCATCATTATCTTGGATGGCCTTGAGGAATTTCTCCCCTGCCTCCTTCTTCATCAAGCCGTTATCATCCTCTTCTGGGCCGTCTTTTTTGGCCTTTTCAAGAATCATAAGGGCAAGATTACCTTTGCCTTTCATGGCAAGCTCCTAGTTAGGTTACACTGCTATTCTTCAGAAACAACGCCACATCTAGTGTGTCATTAGCATCTGGAGAACCGGCGGTATCAATTACAATGGTCTTAGTTGTTGATACAGTGTCTGACTCGTACACAGCAGCAGTAGCCGCAGGAACGCCATCAGTTGCGCCAAGTGTAAGCTGGCAAGACAACAGCGAGCTGTACTTGTCTTCCAGTGTAATAGTAATGTCACCGCCAGCCTGTGCAACGCTTGCAACACCCGTGTTAGGGGTTGCTACAGGCGTTCCGCCGTTGATGCCAGTTAAACGAAACGCGAGGATTTTCACCGCACGCTCAAGCGCCTGGACGCCTTTAAAATCTCTACTCGCCATAACTCAATCTCCCTTCAGTGAGTCCGAATTATGCCAATGCAATGCGGCAGTTGTAACCTGGAGCGTTGCAAGCGACGTTTCCGTAATAGCCAAGGCGTACTTCGTAAGCATCAGCATCGCTCTCGCGAAGCATACGGTTGTTATCAAGGTCCAAGAACATTGGCGCATCGCCCAAAGTGTTAAGGCTCCAAGTGTCCAGCTGAAGCATCCAAGCAACATCTGGCTGACAGTTTTGGTCAGGGATAACCTTAATTGTTCCACGTGGTCCACGGATGTCGATACCGGCAAAGCCGATGTCTACGTCACGGGCCTTTGCTTCGCTGTAAACAACTTTTGAACCGAGAGCTTTTTCAAGGTTCGAGAAAGTTGCATAGTCAACAAAGCAGTGGTCTGGGCTTCCGCCTTCACGGGCAACTCGCGATGCGCCGCCAATCAAAGCTTCTTCAATTGGAAGAGCAGAACCGTCAAAGCGGTTTCCGGCCAAACGAGTTACATCAGTGCTTCGCACCGCCCCGAAAAGGTTTGGAACCCCCGCATCTACTGTTGCCTGAGTTGGAACCCAAGCTTCAAGACCAGAAACAACCAAGTCTTTATCGCCTTTTGCAATAATGAGGTCGTTGGCGGCAATAGTTCCGCCAGAACCAGAAGCGTATTCTTGACCGGTAAAGGTCAAGGTACCGGCATCGCGGTCAACCGCATCAATAGTAAAGTCACCGGTTTCGGAAGTTTTACCAATTTTTTGAGTGCCACTTGAGTTGAAGACATTTACAATCATACCAACTTCAAAGTTAGTAATGTCTTCAGAGTTCTTAAGTGTAATTACCATGTTTGCGCTGTTTGAAGGCTCGGCGTTTACGAGCCCTCGTGAACCAGTGCCGTCACGGTACATTCCGATAGCAAGAGAGCGAGTCAATGAGTGCAGCGCACCATCAACTTCCATTGTAGCGTAGCGCAGGAAAGCATCGCTGTCGCGCTCAGTCGCCTTGATAGATTCGCCGGTAATGCTTGCGAAAGAGTAATCTTTTACCCGCGTCAGTACGAATTGTCTTAGTGCCGAGGTCGAAGCATTTGCTTGACCATTTAAAAAAGTAGCACTTCGTCGTTGTGGGTTAGCATAAATCAAAGGAATCGGCATATTTTCGCCGCCGAACTTTGTGTATTTCGGCATCATAGCGAAAAGCGGATTGTCTTTGTAAACCATGTTTTGAACACGGAGAGGTTTGTAATGCTCCTTAAGAGCCTCTGAAACAGTGTTAAGATCTAAAGCCATCGTAATACTCCAAAATTAGGGCGTACCCGCCCATTTGATCATAGCAGCGACACGTTCGAGCGATTTTTCCTTGCTCTCTAACGTGCTGCCGGATGTTTCCGTTTTTTTAGCAACGTCGCCATTGCTAAGTGTTTTCACCCGTTTCACTGCTTGCTCGGCGGCTTCTGGAGTCTCTGACTCTTCGCGTGGTTTATCTAACTCACGAAATCTCTCTTGTAGCTTTTTGCTACCTAGGTAACGCTCGGCTTCCGCCATAAAGTGGTCCTCAACGAGCTTTGCCGCATCACCGTACTCAAGAACCTCTTTTGTAGAGTTGTAATGCTCCTGCATTACTTGCGCTACGAGTCCATAAGCGTCATGATGCTGCACCATCTCGAAGGTACTACTATCGTCTACGAAATTCTTAATGTTGTCAACCAACTGAGTGTGGGCTGCTTTTATCTGCTCCTGCTCTGCTTGTTGACGCTGCTTGTCATAAATCTCTTCAAGTTTGCCTAAGCGGGCCTGAAGCTTTTCGTTTTCAAGACGAAGCTGCTGCTCTTCAGTGGGATTACCTTCGTTGATAACCTGTTGGGTCAATTCATCGTAGTTAATCCCAAGCTCGCCAAGAAGCTTGGCAGGGTTTTCTTTTGCCAGTCGCTGCAAGTCAGCTAGGCGTGTAGAGGTGCCCTCGAACTGCTCTCGCTCCTTGGCAAAGTTGGCAATTTCTTGCTCTTTTTGCCGCAAGGCCCGCTCTTTTCGAGCAAGTGCCGCAAACTGCCGAGAAAAATCAGGGCGCTCGGGCTCCGGCGGCGCTTCCGCTGCTTCCGGCGCTTCGGTAGCCTCTTCAGCTACTTCTTCCATGAGTTCCGCGCTTGGCGCTTCTTCTGCTGGTGTTTCTTGAACTGCTTCTTCTGTCATACTAACCCCTTGCGTTGTTACGCTGTTGGGATGGGCGCTGCCGCAGCTTCTGCCGCCGCAACCTCATCCGTCATTCCTGCCGGGGGCGCTCCCTGTTGTGGGGTAGCTGGTCCCGGCCCCATTGGACCCATCGGCGGCTGTTGCGCTCCGGCCTGCATCGCTGCAAGCATTCCAATGGAGTCCTCGATAAATCGTCTAAACAAATCCAGTCTGATTTCAGGCACGCCGTTAATCTTTGCCCGCAAATAAGCCGACTGCATCATTTGGATACCCATGGCCAAGTTCATATATGGTTCTGGAGCCTGATAAATGCCTTTTTCAAGAATCCGTTCAATCATCATATTGAAGATTTCCTGTGACGCCGTAGCCATGCTGTTGACCGCCTCCAAATCAGGGTAATCAAGCAATGCACGAGCTTCTTGTTGCGTAAGCATTCCCGCCTGAAGCATTTCGATGACTTTTTGAAGCTTCGCTGCTGGCGTTGTAGGCAAAAGTGAGGTCGGGTAGACCTTCATCACATACTCATCGCGAGATAGGTCAATATCCGACCATTTAATCTTCTCAATGTCGTCATCGCCGTGGCTAATGACCTCAAACGACTCACCACGAGCAGATACTTCTCGCGCAATATCGACCATTTGAGCCGCAGCGTCCAAAAAGAGCTGTTCATAGGCTTTTGCGACCATTAAAAACCGCTCGGACTCGATATCTTGGAATTCTCGAAGCGCAACGCCCGATTCTAGGCCCGCAGGCTTCTTTGCGCCCGCTGCAAGCTGACTTACACCCGCAATTTCGTATGCACGGTTAAATAACCGGTCTAAATGGCTAAAAATTTCACCAGAGACGGTTTTTGGGACAAAAAACTGCGGCGGAGTGCCCGCATACTCAATAACACCCCAAATTTCGTTGTTTATGTGCGCTTTTGAGATTTTAGAGCCACTTTCAACAAAAACCTTCGGCGTTGCGAGGTGCATCTGCTGTTGGATGTTCCGCAACAAGCGGTTAATTTCTACCTGAATACCGGTAAGCTGCTCTGCGAGTCCTTGGCCCCAAAAACCGAGCAATCGACTGGTCCAGTGGATAAAAGCAAACGGAAACTCGTCGCGCTCCCAGGAATCATCCATCAAAGTCGCGTTTTCTATTGCAATAACGTGTCTACCATCCTTTGCGCCCTTAGAGCTTGGTAGGTGCCATGCCTCGATGCACTCAATTTGTTCGCTCGCTCTATACAACGAGTCATCATCCTCGATTGGAGACGCATCGCGAATCTGGTCCTTAAATTCCGGGAATAACGACGCCAAGACCTGCTTATCAACAACTTTACGCTGAAACATCTGGCGAGGGTTGCCGTATCGAGCTTCAAGGTCATCAACCACAATCTCATCAGGAAATACTCGCTCGCATTTAATTTCTCCGTCATACTCAAAGATTTTCATTACCCCCGTGCCAAAAACACAAGCATCGAGAAAGACTTTAGGGGCAACCTTATAAATATCGGAGCCGTAGAACTGGCCTGCGGTAAACTTGGTCAGGCGCTTTGCTTTGCGCTGCATTTCCCAGTCGCCGCCAGTTGTCAGATAAGTCGCCATTGGTTTGGCTTTAGCAACTCGCGCTGTAACGGTGTCGCACATCGATTGGATGATATTTAAAGTTACGCGGTTCTTGGCGCTTGTCTTTGCTCGATGGACCAGGTTGCCGCTTCCCAAATCGCGATAACTGATATTTCCATAAAGACGTGCGTGGTTAATGTTGTTTGTCGAGTGATAACCCTGGTTATCCGTCAGATGCTCAACTACTTCAAATACAAGATCGTGGGGCGCACTTGCCTCACTCCACCAATAGCCTAACTTTTTCATTTTGAAACTCCCCGCAGATTACACACCTGCCGAATAAAATAAATCTTCGTGGTATTGCTCTTCTTCGGAAAGGCTCTTTGTGCCAGCGGTTTCAGGAAACACTTGTAACTGAGTACCTGCCGGTCTTGGCTTCTCCCATAGCTCTACCTCGATATCACCAACTCTTAACCGCTTAAGCCCATGCTTTTTTGCGGCTTCGATTATTTCTTCTAGTTCAGCGTCCATTGATTTTCCC